CCAGAACCTCCAGAACTTATACCGATTGAACCAATGGTGTAATAAAGACGTTCAAAATAAACAACTTGCCCATCAAAAGGTCTTGTAACATTAATCTTTGCAGTCCCTCCTCCATAATAAGTATGTGGAAGTGTAGAAGTTCCAACATAAACACTAAATGTAGTGCTTGCAATAGAAACTGAAGGAAGTGTATTTACTCCTATTATATTTCCAGCACCTAAACGAGTTGTAATAATACCAACAAGATTATCAATAAACGATTGAACATCAGAACAAGAAGCAGGATCTGTATTAAATCCTGTTACTGGATCCACTGCAATAGATAAATTCTTATTTGTAAGATTATTTGCAATTGCAAGTTTCATTAAGTCTCTTGCAGAACTAAATCCAACGATCGTTTGTGGAACTTCACTTGAAATACCTGTAATTAAAGCAGATCCATCATACTTAAAGTATGCTCTAGCAGCTTCAATTGAACTTCTGCTTGTAAAATCTCTTACATCAAGAGATACTGCATCAACAATATATCCAATATCTCTCTTACATTTATCTGGACTTGGATTTACAAATCCAGGATACGCAGAAGTAATTCCTGCATAAGCAGTATCAATAATTTCTTGGCGATTTGCTTGTATTAAATTATATGCATCATAGTATCGACCTGGCGCAACAGCAACAGGTTCAAAAATATAACCTTTATTTCCAGATGGATATGTAACAATTCCTGGACCAGAAGGACAAGTGAATCCAAGTCCAACAAGGGAAACGCCCATTCCAACAGCAAATTTATGAGCAACATCAGTTGTTGCAGTTAATATTCCAGTATTATGATCGTATCTTGCGCTTGTGATATTTAATGTTGGAACATTTAAATCTAGAACAAATGTATCTGAATTAGCACTAGATGCTGTAGTAACAATACCAGTGTATCTAAGTGGACCAACTCCGTCAGCAACTAGAGCATAATTACCAAATGAAGAGTTTGAGTTAGTAAGATCACAAGCAGCACCAGTTCCACAATAAACAGCAATATCATCACAGATAGTAAAGAGAGAAACTAACTGGGCATATCCCTCATTCGTAATTGAAACTCCAATACCACCTTGATTGTATTGAGTATAAGAGTCAAGAACCATTGATTTTAATGGTCCAATGCACTTGGATCCATCAATCTTTAATCCAATGCTATTGGGAATAAAGTTTGTGCAATTTTGAATATATGGCGACTGACTTGAGAAACCAATTTGATTTGGATTGAATGCAAAAATTGCTTTACCTGAATTTAAAGAACCAGTAAAGGACATTTCCGCAACATAGTTTCCTTCTAAAACATAGAAGAAATCTTCATTTGAATTCTGTGGAGATACTGATACCTCTCTTAAACTATCCCCAACAATTGAAACTTGTTTTGGAATAATTAATGGGTTATTTTCTACATAAGATCCAGCAGAAACTTTAATAGTTGTTCCTGTTGTTGCTGCGGTGAGAGCTGCTCCGATTGTTCGTTTTGCGTCTCCAAGTTTGAGTCCTGAGTTTGTGTCTGATCCATTTTCTGTAACATAAAGAATATTTTTAACTATTGGTCCTAGATCTGTTCCCTGATCTCCCTGGACACCTTGTATTCCTTGAATACCTTGAATGCCTTGGATACCCTGAATTCCTTGAATACCTTGGATACCTTGAATGCCTTGAGTACCTCCAGTTCCTTGCACTGAAGAACCCTGAATACCCTGAATACCCTGAATTCCTTGAGATCCTCCAGTACCTTGTACTGAAGCTCCTTGAATACCTTGAATTCCCTGGATACCCTGGATACCTTGAATTCCCTGGATACCCTGAACATTAGCACCAGATCCTTGAATACCTTGAACGCCCTGAATACCTTGAGTACCTTGAGTACCTTGAATACCCTGAATACCCTGAATTCCTTGAACATTCGCGTTTGATCCCTGAATTCCTTGTATTCCTTGAATACCTTGAATCCCTTGTATTCCCTGAATTCCCTGAATTCCTTGGAGACTATATGCTTCTCTTGTTAACTTAAGAGAAGGCGTATAACCAGCAGTTACATTATATCCTTCGGCACCTACTGTTACAGAAGATCCCCCAGAAGAACTTGTAACTACATTATAACTAGTACTTCCAATTGATACTGAAGGCATTAAATTGACTCACTAGGGTTTACGAGGACCATACCATCAACGACTTTACTCTTTTTTCCGACAGTTGAAGTTACAATTACATCATAATAATATCTACCTGCTTTTAAATTTGCAGTTGTTGTATTTGCAAGTGATACTACAACTTGACCTGCTGCAGAAACAATGCCGACAGTAAAAGGAGTAGACGTAAGAGAATCTGGAAACTTACGTATTTTTGCAGTTCCAGTATGCCCAGATAAATCTAAAGGACTTCCATCTGGATTATTAACAGTAAAAACTTCTTGATAATCTGTTCCCTGTTCTATAACAATATTAACTGCAGCGACAGCCATTTGCTTCTAACCATTTTCAAATTATTTATGATTCAATCACAAATAAGTCTTATATTTATTGAACTTTTTTCTTGAGTTCTTCTACTTCGGAAGATAATTCTTTAACTGCTTCAATTAAAAATCCAATTAAACCATTGTAGTTTACAGATTTATTTTGTCCTTCATTTACAAGATTGGGCAAAACCGCTTCAAGTTCTTGTGCGATCACGCCATAAGAAGATTTACCACTTTCTTTCCAATCAAAAGAAACTCCTCTTAAAGATTTGATTGTTTCTAATGAATTTTCAACTGTTTTAATATTTGTTTTTAATGTTTCGTCAGAAGTTGAATTGAAATTAGTTGCAGTTATAGTTCCAGCAGTAAAATCTCCAGAAGAATCACGAGCAACAATTGGGAAGTTTGCAGGATCGTCATTTAAAGAACTTGCATTAACATTTATTGTTCTTGCAGTAGATCCATTATAAGTTGTGCCGCTATCAAGACTAAGATATGAACCAACTGTTAAAGAATTTAAATTAGATCCAAGAGAAACTCCAGAAATAGTAGAGTTTGCAAGATTTGCATTTGTAATTCCAGCAGTTCCAGATAAATTAGAATTTGTAAGACCACTGATAGTATTAAATCCAGCAGCAATTGTTTTATTCGTAAGAGTATCTGTCGTATTTCTTGCTACTAAAGTATCAGTTGCTGCAGGTAACGTTAAAGTACCAGATGCAGTTGCAGATGCGCGTAAATTTGTAGTTCCTGAAGTAGAACCACTAAAATTAGCACCACCACCTCCAATTGTTGGAGTTGTTAATGTTGCAGAATTTATTGTTGGAGAAGTTAAAGTTTTATTTGTTAATGTTTGAGATGCATCAGTCGAAACAATATCTCCTGCTGAATTTCCTCCTAATATTTTTCCTCTTAAGAAATCTGCATTTAAATTCGTAACAACAGTATTTGAAGATACCACAAAAGGAGATGTTCCTGTCGTTACCGTAGAAATAAAACGACTTGCAGAAGCATTTCCAATTATTGATAATCTTTCAGATGGAAAACTTGTTCCTATTCCAACATTTCCATTCAATCGATAAATTGAACTACCAGTGCTAACTAACCAAGTTTGAAGTATCGGGTCAACTAATGGAGTTTCATTTAAATAAAATGCACTTGCGGTAATAATTCCCGAAGTATATAAATTTGAAGTTGATACAATACCAGAAGTTAGTGTAGATAAACCAGAAATTATTGCATAATTTGCAGAAATTGCATTCGTTGCAACGCCAGAAACAGAAGAATAATTAGATGCCTCAACTGTTCCTAAAAAAGTTCCATAAAAAGAATTTGCAGTTACATCTCCATTAACTGTTAATTTAGAAGTAGGATTTACCGTTCCTATTCCAACAAATGGAAGACTGTTGGTAGCAATTCCAATATTTTGAGTTGTATTATCAATATAAAGAAAAGATCCAAATTGTGAAAGTTCTCTATTTCTTATGATAGACATTGCCTTCTCCTTATATTAATATTTAGAATTTGCTTCAAGAACTTTCACTTTTTCTGTTAATTCTTTAATCGCTTCAATTAATAAAGAAGTAATTTTTCCATAAGCAACAGTTTTAGTTCCCTCACTATCTTCAGATACTAATTCTGGAACTATTGCTTCAATTTCTTGGGCAATTACGCCGACTTGGTGCTTATTATTCAAATCAACTCTATCAAATTCAACTCCTCTCATCGAAAGAACTTTATTTAAAGAATTTGTTAATGTTTGAATATTTGTTTTTAATTTAATATCAGATGTTGAATTTACATCAACACAAGTAATAACATTTGCACTAAAGTTTCCAGAAGCATCTCTTGCAACAATTGTTGATACTGTGTTTGTTGATGCAGAATCAAGTCCATCAAGTAAGTCAGCATTCAAATTAGTTACTTTAGTTGTAGAAGAAACCGTAAGTGGTGCTGTTCCTGTTGCAACTGTTGAAGTTAAAGTTGTTCCTTCAATAGCTCCACCTGTTGTTAATTTTTGAGTTCCTGGATTAAATGTAAATGGAGTAGAAGCTGCAGTTCTTATTAATGGGGATGAAGATGTTCCAGTAACAAAAACAGGATAATAATCTGCAGAAGTAGTTGTTGCAGTTGAACTTAATAAGTTTGCAGGTCCACTATTTCCTTGAATACCTTGAGATCCAGCACCTTGAATTCCCTGAATACCTTGTCTTCCTTGTGTACCCTGAATACCTTGAGATCCCTGGATACCTTGAGAACCAAGTCCATCATTTCCTTTTATACCCTGAGTTCCCTGACCTCCTTGAATTCCCTGAATTCCTTGTCTACCTTGAGTACCTTGATCACCCTGAATACCCTGAACATTAGCACCAGATCCCTGAATTCCTTGCGTACCCTGAATTCCTTGCGAACCTTGAGTTCCTTGAGGTCCTTGAGCACCTTGGATACCTTGAGTTCCTTGATTACCACCAGTACCTTGAACAGAACTTCCTTGAGTGCCCTGAATACCTTGAGTGCCTTGAGGTCCTTGAGCACCTTGAATACCTTGAATGCCTTGAATACCCTGGATACCTTGTCTTCCTTGAATGCCTTGAGGTCCTTGAGAACCTTGAGTTCCCTGAATACCCTGATTTCCTCCAGTACCCTGAACAGAACTTCCTTGAGTACCTTGAATACCCTGTGTTCCTTGAGGTCCTTGAGCACCTTGTATCGAAACACCTTGAATACCTTGTGTACCTTGAATACCTTGTGCTCCCTGAGTACCTCCTGTTCCCTGAGCAGCACTACCCTGAATACCCTGAGAACCTTGAACTGAAGTACCTTGAGTGCCCTGAATACCTTGCGAACCTTGAGGTCCCTGAATACCTTGAGTACCCTGAATACCTTGTGAACCTCCAGTACCTTGTACTGAAGTTCCTTGAGTACCTTGAATTCCCTGTATTCCTTGAATTCCTTGAATTCCTTGTCTTCCTTGAATACCTTGAGAACCTTGTGGTCCCTGAATACCTTGAGTGCCTTGAATGCCTTGATTACCACCAGTACCTTGTACTGAACTTCCCTGAGTACCTTGAATTCCTTGAGATCCCTGAATTCCTTGAGCGCCTTGAGGTCCCTGAGTGCCTTGAATTCCTTGAATACCCTGAGATCCTTGAATACCTTGATTACCGCCAGTACCCTGAACGGAACTTCCTTGAGTACCTTGAATTCCCTGAGAACCTTGAACTGAAGTACCTTGAGTGCCCTGAATACCTTGCGAACCTTGAGGTCCCTGAGTACCTTGAGTACCCTGAATACCTTGAGAACCTTGAGGTCCCTGAGTACCTTGAGTACCCTGAATACCCTGAATACCCTGATTACCACCAGTACCTTGGACAGAAATTCCTTGAATACCTTGAATTCCTTGTCTTCCTTGAGTACCTTGTGCTCCTTGAATTCCTTGTGATCCTTGTACAGAAATTCCCTGAGATCCCTGAATACCTTGAGGTCCTACAATTTTTCCTACATCAGACCAAGTGCCAGTTGGCATTGTTCCTGAATAAACCCACAAGTTTCCAGTATCTTGAGCAATTACTCCATTACCAGAAGATGGAGGATACCAAGGATAAATTGTGTCATTAGCAGTTAAAGTTGTTGCTCCAGCACCAGTTGTTTTTGAAGGAATTGATCCAACAATGGTAACAGAAGTTCCCGTAGCTCCTTGAATTGAAAAACCTTGAATACCCTGAGAACCTTGAGTTCCACCAGTTCCTTGAACTGAAATTCCCTGAATACCTTGAGAACCTTGAACTGAAGTGCCCTGAGTACCTTGAATTCCCTGAATACCTTGATTACCACCAGTACCTTGTACTGAAGTTCCTTGAGTACCCTGAATACCTTGAGATCCCTGGACTGAAGTTCCTTGAGTACCTTGAATTCCCTGAGATCCTTGAGCACCCTGGATTCCTTGAATTCCTTGTGAACCTCCAGTTCCTTGAACTGAAATTCCTTGAATACCTTGAATACCCTGGATACCCTGTATGCCTTGTCTTCCTTGAATACCTTGAGATCCCTGAGCACCCTGAGCACCTTGAATACCCTGAGATCCTTGAATACCCTGATTACCGCCAGTACCTTGAACAGAAGTTCCTTGAGAACCTTGAATTCCTTGAGTACCTTGAGAACCTTGAATTCCCTGAATACCCTGATTACCCCCAGTTCCTTGAACAGAAGTGCCTTGAGTTCCTTGAATTCCCTGAGATCCTTGAATACCTTGAGTTCCTTGAGTACCTTGAGATCCCTGAATACCTTGAGATCCTTGAGCACCTTGAACTGAAGTTCCTTGCGTACCTTGTATTCCCTGAACACCAAGTCCCTGAGAACCCTGAATCCCCTGGTTTCCTCCAGTTCCTTGAATAGAAGTACCCTGAATTCCTTGAGTACCTTGAGTACCCTGAATCCCTTGATTACCTCCAGTACCCTGTACCGAACTTCCTTGAATACCTTGAATACCTTGAATACCCTGTCTACCTTGAGTGCCTTGAGTACCCTGAATTCCTTGATTACCACCAGTTCCTTGAACTGAACCTCCTTGAATACCCTGAATACCTTGAGAACCTTCAGTTCCCTGAGCTCCTTGAGCTCCTTGAGTTCCTTGCTGTCCTTGTTGTCCTTGAATACCTTGAGATCCTTGAACAGAAATTCCTTGAGTTCCTTGAGTTCCTTGTATCCCCTGAATTCCTTGAATTCCCTGTCCACCACCAGTTCCTTGAACTGAAGATCCTTGGATACCTTGAATTCCCTGATTTCCTTGAGTACCTTGAGGTCCCTGAGTACCTTGAATAGAAACTCCCTGAATACCTTGATTACCCTGAATTCCAAAGATACCCTGGATTCCCTGAACTCCTTGAGTACCTTGAGCTCCGTTATCAGTCCAATATCTTGTTCCGTCAGTTAAAGATGCTAATACTTGCCCACTAGTACTAGGTATACCAAGATATCTCTCTGTCTGTTCAAGAGAGATAAATTGACCGTCTGCACCTATAACCTGACCGCTATTTAAAGTTGCCATTTAACTTACTTTGCTGATTCAAGAATACTGATCACAAAATTCATTGTGCTATCTGAAGCTCCCTGAACTTCAATTCTATCACCAACTTCAAGAACAAGACTCCCAGTAATTGGAGTTAAAGCATCAGTCGTAGGAATTTTTGCATTTTTAACCAGTTCAAATCTACTTCCAGATCGATTATGATAAACAGTTACCGTTGCAACTCCAGAGGAAATATTTGATACTACAGAATATAAATGAATGGAAGCAACTCCATTAGGGACAGTATAAGCAGTAGTTATACCAGTCGTCACTCCAGTTCTATAAGTCTTATATGTGTTAAGTGCTAGTGCTCCAGCCATTTTTTATTTTGCCCCTAATGCGATAATAAATGGTGTTACTGTATTTAGAAGACTACGTTCAAACGATCTTCCGCGAATAGTTCCTGTCGCCTGATCAATGACTAAATCTTCACCAATTGCAAAGTTTCCATCTTGGTCCGTGCTTGTATAGACAACCTCGCCACCATTATTTTTAACAACTTCATTTGCTTGAATCGTCACACCACCTTTAGATGGTCTTGCATTTTCAATTGCATTACCAGCTCCAATATATTCAAATGAATGTGAAGAAACAATTTGTAAACTTTGACGGAATATAAACGCTGTCGTACCTATTCCAACATCATTATTTAACCTTTGAGCAAGAGTTACTGTAGAAACTCCAGAAACAGGTGCAGTTGCAGAACGAACCTGATAATAAAGAGGTCTTGTAACAACTTGACCATAAGCAGTATTCCCAACACCAGTTGGTGGATCAAAAGTTACGAAAACACCATCAGAAGAACGATAATTTCTACCATTACCAATTATATTAACTGCAGTTACTTTTCCATTTTCAATTGTAGCAAATGCTTCTGCTTTAATTGGAGAAGGACCTCCTGGAATTCCATTGGCAGGATCAGCTACTGTTGGGAAATTAACTAAAGGAGCTTCGGTGTATCCAGATCCAGGATCAGTAATCGTTACATCAAAAACTTCATAATATAACTCACCAAAATACATTGCTTGTCCAGAATATGGTCTTTCATTTCCAATTCCACTAATTGTAATAGTTAAATCATCTTCTAAAGCATTAGCATTCACTGTGCCTGTATAATGATATCCAGAGTCAGTATCTGGAGTACTCAATCCATTAGAAACCAATCCATAAGTTCCAAAAGAAGAGTTTGAGTTTGTAATATCACATTGACCACCACTTTCTGTTACAATAGCTTCATTACAACAAATTGTAAAGATAGATACCAATTGAGCATATGCACCATTACAAACTTTAACTCCAACCCCACCTTGATTATATTGAGTGTAAGAATCAACACTCATCATACCCGTGATTCCCATATCATCTTTATCACCAGGTTCAGCGTGGAACCCATCAACCTTCATTCCAATACTATCTGGAATAAAATTAGTACAGTTACGGATATATGGACCTTTTGTTACATTACCAACACCAGGAGAATAAGAAGGATCATTTGGATCAGTAGTTCCAATTCCAGCATTTCCTGGATATGTCAAATTAAATAAAGTTCCAACCGCAGTTGTACCAACTCCAATAATAGTAGTAACAACTCCAACGCAAGAATAAATTGCAGAAACTACATTTGCACAACTATTAATGTTTTGATTTCCATATCCGCCATCAGGTTGCATACTCAAATCTTTAATTTGAGTAAAATGAGTTTGATAATTACCATTCCAAGAAACATTATTAATACAAGATTTTGCAATCCCTGCAGCATAATAAATGGTATCAATAGTTTCTGTTCTCACCCCAACAATATGCTGAAGAACTCCTCCATTATAATAAGAAAGACCAGCACCTACACACTTTGAATTTCCACCTCTCGTAATATCGTGACAAACTGCTCTAAAAATATCTTTAATATCGTCTTTACAAGAAGTATAATCACCACTTGTTAAACTGAAAGGACCGTTTGGATAATCAACACTCGTTAAAAATCCTACTGCTTCTGATGCAATAAAGTCTAAATTATAACGAATCATTCTTGCCGCATCAAAAAATCTATCTGATGCAACCCCAACAAGAGGTTTGAATGCAACTACTGCAGCACCACTAGTTGCTGCTTGCCCTTGGAAAGATAAGTCTGTAATATGATTTCCATTTGATACCCAAAATAAATCAGAAGTATTATCAACAGGTCTTACAATACAATTTCTTAATTCTGCTCCTTCAATTGCTACATCTTCTGCAAGAACAAGTGGATTATTTTCGTCATAAACACCTGGCGAAACCTTTACTGTATCACCAGCAGTTGCAATAGATAATGCAGATTCTATGGTTTGTTTTGCATAATCTAAAGTTAATCCATCATTAAGATCACTACCATTTTTAGCAACATAAATTGTTTTTCCTGGAGGATTAGTAACACCATTAATTGCTACATCAACCCCAAAAGGACCAGAACTTGTTACGGTTACTCCAGCACCAGTAAAATTAACTATAGAAATAGAACCGGCAGTTCCTACAACAGCCCCTTCATCTTTAACTGTTAATCCTACTCCTATTATGGGAGGACCTTCTGCAACAGGTACAGTTTGATTTGCAAGAATCTCAACAATTTCTCCACCAAAACAAGAATCATTTAAAACAACGGTTGATCCATCAATAGCTACAAATTCATTAGGTGCTAACCTAACGCCGTTTACATAAACTTCTACTGTTCCAATTTCATATGTTAAGTAAAATGTGGTCTGTCCAGCAAATGCTTCGGAATAGACGGAGTTTCTTGAAAGAGCTGACCAAGAAACACCAGCACCAGTAGAAATTAAAACATAATTTTGTTTTCCTGTAGTACCACCAATATTTACAGATCCATCAAGCCTTAAATTATTAAAAGTAGCAATACCAGTTACTTTTAAATGTGTAGCTCCAATTCCACCATTTACGTGGAGAGTGTATTGTGAATTAGTAGTACCGACACCAACTCTATTAGTATCGGCATCTGCTACTAATAGACTATTATCTACCTCTAAACCGTTCTTTACGACGAAATTCTTATTAATCGCCATCGGGTTTCACTCTCCACCCTTTTTTATTATTAGTTATTTATAATTAATTCAATTTCTTTTTTAACTCATCAATTTGTTCTTGTTGCTCACGAATTGCTTCAATCAATACTCCAATTAATCCATTATAATTTACAGTTTTATTTTCACTGGTGCTTACAAGTTCTGGGAAGATTTTTTCAACCTCTTGAGCAATTACGCCCATAGACTGTTTATGAGTATCTTTCCATTCAAAATTAACTCCACGAATTTGAAGAATTTTATCAATTGGATTTTGTATTTGGATAATATTTGTCTTCAGATTAATATCAGAATTTGAATTGAAGTCTGAAGCAGTTACAATTCCGGTATAATTACCATTTAAAGCAGAAATAGTTCCCGTAGTTGCACTTATATTTCCATTAGCACTTATGTTTCCAGTAGCACTTATGTTTCCAGTAACACTAATTCCAGAAGAGGTTGTAGAAAGTTTTGAAGAATTATTAAAGAATAAAGAAACTCCACCATCTCTTTGTAAAGTGATAGCATTATGAAAATCTGCATCGTTCTTTAAAAGTCTTAAATATACAACTTCATTAGCATTTGTATAGAATTCAAGATAGTGATCAGATGCAGGAGTAAAGTTAAGTTCTCCACTATTTCCAATAGTTAATGATCCAGAAGTCTGAAGAACCCCGTTAGAACTATTATCAAGTCTATAAGTATAATCTGAAGTATCTGTTGCGGTGTTATGGAAATCAATATATCTACCAATTTCGATAACACCATCAGAAGAAACAATAGGATCAATATTCCAGCGATTTCCTGAAGAACTACCAGTAGTTCCAAGTCCAACAAATGATAAAGTTGTAATTCCAGTCTTAGAGTCGTACTGAGAATTAATTGAAATGTTTGTTCCGACAAATTTTATTAAACTAGAAAATCCAACATATCCACTACTAGTTGATACATTAACACCAGTTTGTGCAGCACCAACAGTATATCCACCAATCGCACCAAATAATTCCCATTGATTATTTGTGGTATAAACCCAACCTATAGTTCCTCCACTTGTTGGATTTGCATCATATTGAATATCTCCTGGGTTTCCAGCGAGAATTGGAGTAGAAATTCCAACAGTGTACTTTCTAGAAACATCAACATTTCCTTGTAAGAATAAAGAACTTGCCTCAATACCCTTAATTGATGTTGATGTAACTTTATCTCCAAATATTACAGGTCCATTAAATTCAGAAATAGCATTTCCTCCAGATCCTCCTTCAACTTTAATCGAACGACTAAAGTTTCCTTCAACTAGATTAATAACATTCAGTGCTGGTTCATTACCAATATCTTCACCAGTTACAGTCTGAATTGGAGTATCAAAGATCTCTTCTTGTCCAGTAACTGTGCTTAACTTCTTATTACCAGAGTATGAGATACCCTTATCATTCATACCAGTATAGAAGTTAATTCCACCTTCTCTTCTGGTCGATTGTGCAAGAAGTTCTTCCTGTGCAGAAATCTGACGATCTTGCTTATCTGGGAATGCGGTTGAATAATTACCAGGACCAAATCCAACATATTCAAAAGTATGTCCAGATGCACGAATGATAGAATGTCTTCTCAATTCAACTGGAAGTGGATTAACTCTTCTTACGGTAGCACCTAAAGAATGAGTACTTGCCTTAGTTCCAAGAACTCCACGGAAAACTTTAATTGGATCACCACTAACAATAGAACCAGAAACAGTTGTTTTGACTCTTACTAATTCATCTTCAATCTGCAAATAATCGCCAATTTTAATATCAAGTTTATCAATTCCTGTAATTGTAATATCTTCCGTAGTTTCATCACCAACATTATAAAGTAAAGTTGTACTGATTCCAGCATAACTTACATTCATTCTTCCAGAAATATTTTCATAATTGGAAGAAATAGAACCATCATTTGAAGTAACACCCTCAGGATATGCATAAATTGTTCCAGATACTGAAGGAATAGTATTAGAAACTCCAACATTAAGAATAAATGTTTTTAATCCAAGTTTTTGTTTTACAACAAAATCACCATTATAAAAACTTTGGGTGGATCCTGTAATTCTAATCTTATTATCTACAGAGAATCCGTGGTTATCAATTGTCGTAACAGTTGCCAATCCAGTAACATTATTGTAAGTAATATTACTTACACGAATTGATTTGCCTGTAAGATACGCATACGCATTTTGAGAAAGAGTTGATCCAACACCAACTGTCGAGAATCCAGAAATTGAATTTGAGGACGTAACTGTAAAACTCTTAGCAGCACCAACTACAATATTTGTAATTCTATAAAGATCATTATACCCTTGTAAACTTTCCGAAGAAACACCAGAAACTCTTACGACATCACTAACGTTATTATAAATTTCAGCAACTTGTACAATTGCTCTTATAAATCCAGTTGTTGTAGCAATACCTGTTACTGTAAGAGTATTACCAATTCCATATGCGCTACCTCCATCCATTATACGGATATCAGTAATATTACCAGAAGGATTAACTGCAACTCTTGCAGTTGCGTGATATCCTGTTGTTGATCCAGCAAATCCAACTAATCGTGCATTATAATAAGTCCCTCCAGATCCTTCACCATATCCAACACCACCATAAACAATATTGAGTTTTGTAATACGGTTTAATCCGTGATCAATTGTTGTGTGTACAGTATGAGTTGTTGAACTAGTAGAAACAATATTTGTAATTCCTACGCCAATGTTAGTATCAGATAGTATTTTAGATACAGTTTCTTTAGTGATACTATTGCGAACATCATTTACAACAACTTCTCCAATTAAAGAAGAAGATGCGAAAGATTTTGCCTCTTTTGGATCAGATACTGGATTATCACGGTTTGTTTGTGGATATAACTCTTTAACAGGTTGAGAATAACTTTCTCCCGTAAAGGGTTGTACTACAGGAGTATTTGATGAGTTAACTATAGTTAAATAGTAAACACCATCTTGCTTTCCTGGAACATATTTTTGTACTTCTTGATTCCTGTAGATATAATAAATGTTATTGTATCTCTTTCTCTTAAAATAAGGTAAAGAAGTAGTTCTAGATGACGTATTATTAGCAAATGTTCCTGGGTTTGTATTTAATCCAACAGAAAATTCTTTAGCACTACTAATTCCAGAAACAACATAAGTTCTATTAAATCCAGAATCTCCTATTCCAGTTGTATTAAATGTACTCTTAACATTTACAAGTTCAACCTGAGATCCTACTTTTAGATTATGAGGAAGTTCAGTGGTAATTTTTGCAGTACTAGACCCATCCCAAGAAGCATTTGCAATAAATTTGAAGTTTCTCTGTTCATCAAATTCCGTAAATGTCCCACTGTTAAAGTATTTTTGAATTTCAGTATCTGATGCTCCAGTAGTATCATTAGATTCTTGAAGAATAAATCCATCACTTGGCGGTCTTGCATACTTTTCAGATGTTCCTTTAGGAATTACATAACGAAGTCTATAAATTGTATCTGATGCGTTTCTATTATACTTCTTACGTTTAATATAAGTTCTTGGTGTTGCTTCTCCAAGTCCACCAGTTCCAAGACTTACAATAATTGGTCTAATCGTATTATCTGTAGAAGATGTCGATACTTTTACATACCATTGACCAACAGTAGTATCATATTGAATCGGATGTCCAATATCTCCAGGAACTTTATCAGATACTCTACTTACAACTTTTAAAGAACCACCTTTATTGTTAAGGGTTATTTCTGATGCATCTTTAGCATCATTCAAAGTTTTTGCTATCTTAATAAGTGAAGTATCACCCGAAGTAAATCCACTACCAACATTTGTATTTGTAATAGCATAATAAACGGTATTTTGAATTATTCCCTCTGGTAGTTGTCCAGTTTCACTTATAACACGAATAGATTCTCCATTCTCAAATGTATGTGGAGAAGTTAAAGTAATAATATTAGATGTAATGCTATTAATACCAATAGAACTTCTACCAACATTAAAAGACTTCTCAGAACTTGTCTGAGAATTAGGCATTACGATACGTGAACTATATTCGTTAGTTATTCCGCCACTTGAGATTAAAATTCGAATCGTATCATTTTCTCTTGCACCAATTCTATACCCCTCAATAACGTGATTTGGAGAAACATCACGATTTTTTTCATTATACAAATATAACCTTTCATTTGTAGAGACTCCTACAGTAGAAGAAACATCTATAGCACCAAATTCAATTGATATCTCTTCATTTGAAATTTCTTTTGGAGGGATAATATGAGTAATATATCCACGATCATCTTGTGGGAATGCATTCTTTCTAAATCCAGAAGCAACAAGTGATTTTGATCCGAAGTTTGAGTTTGAGTTTGTAACAGATTGATCACCACCACTTTCTACAGAAAAATGTTCCGCATATCCAATTGCAAATATAGAAACGTTCTGAATAAATGCATCATTAATACACTTAATATGGAAGTTTCTATATGAAGGTTTATATATTGCTCTTGAATTTGAACTTATAGTTTCATTTCCGGCAAAAGTATTATCTTTATATGTTCCCGTTGTTTCATCATAAAGAACAAATGCATTATTGTCTTTTTGAAGCCCAATTCCAGTGAATTGAGCAATGACCATAGATTTAAATCCAGAAGCCTTATCACCATCAGCAAGAACACCACACATACCATAAACAGATCTCAATGAGAGGTTGAAAATGTACGGTGACGCTGAAGTTACAGTATCAGAAGATAATGATAACACAGATCCTATTGCAGAAGGAGCAGCAACAGTAGGTGCATTTTGCACTTTATACTTAATCTGAGTATCACTTACTTTTTCAGTTACAACAAAGTTTCCATCATATCCTTCTGCTGATATTCCTTCAATTCTAAAAGGAGTATCAACTTCCAATCCAGAAACAGCAGACTCCGTTGTTACGGTAATTGTCGTAGAAGAAGTTACTCCATCACCAGAACGAATACTTGTAATTCCTACAGATAATCCAGTAGAACCTACAATACGATATTCATCAATCTTAGGTTCAATATCAATTGAAGTTGAAGGATAATCTGGTTCAATAGAACGCCCAGATGATGCTCCATAAGCAAGACCAACTTTCTCATAATACATATCCAGATCTGTACGATCTGTAGAATATGTTTGGAATTCATCTTTAATTGATACTGGATTTACACCATCAACATACTCAAAACAAGAAAGTTTATGGTGTGAGAAGTTTGGAACAAATAAGTTAGTAGTATAATCAATATAGCATTGTCCATTTGGATCCGCATCAAAGAGAGAAAACTGCCAGAAATAACAACCACCAGTTACTCGGAAAATAGAAGATCTTCCAATATTATCATTAATTGGATTTGGAACATACTTTGGACGAATTTTTGTCTTTCTTAAATCTAATCCAATTAAAGAAGTTCCCCTTGGTACAATTACACCACCGTGAATACTATTAAGTTTATAAAGTGCATTACCAGGATCACTAAGATCAAAGTTAGTTGATAATTCAAATGGAGGAAAGTTATTTGAAGTAGTACCGTTTCTTAATCTAAAATTATTAGATCCATCTGGTATCCATCCCGGACGGTTATCAATTATATGATCACCCGGATAAACTAAAATTGTAGTTTTACCAAATCTATCGTTATTCAGACCTCTCTGATATGAAAATCTTGCCGCTTCAACGAGTGCTCTTTGAATAGTTTTAAACGGACGAGTTAAACTATTTCCTTGATTTTCAATACTATCAGTAGCATCAAGACTGTTTGGATCAACATACAGAATATTACCACGAACAGACTTCAGAAAATTTTCCAGGCGTGAAAGACCCATCTTATTAATACTTATAGTTTCCGTTATAAGTTATTTATCTACAAGAAAACCTCCTACAAGAGGAGGTTTTACAAGTCACACGGAAGGAGTTTGGTTAGTATCGCCTTGATTATTATACCACTTCTCTTCTTTCCAAGTCAAGTTTTTTTGTAGTTGTCTATCAAATACCATCAAATATCTATGTTTACGACTTCTTTCTCTCCATTCACCTTCAGAACCTTTTACTTTACCTCGTGAATGTTTAGTTCCGTCTGAATAGTAGAAATCTTTTTTTGAATCTGTAAGACCGTAATACTTAAAGTTACAAGCCCGATAAATTGTACCACTATGAAAGTCATTATCAGCATATGAGAGGATTGCTTTGACTTCAGTATCCTTTCGCAGTTGTCTAATCGCTTTTGAAACGAACCAAGAAGTGATATTATACTCGCTCTGTTGAGTTTGCGGATGAATACAGAGTCTTGAGAGTTCAAAGAGTCCTTGTTGCTCATTTCTTTCAAGTCCAAAAGCGCCTTTTGCAATTTCTGGAACTGGTAGTCCTGTGAAAATCACGACCCCCTTTAATCCACCAATATTTAGAGGTGAGAACTCATTTCTTTGAAACAATCCATAATTCCAACCACTTTTGAAACTTTTTGAAATATCTTTAAGATAATGATATTGAAGTAAAAGTTCCTCTGCTTGCTTTTTGGAAACTACATCAATATAAAAATCAGATTTCATTCAAATTGCTTACATTCCATCATATATTCTACAGTATTTGCTACATCATTCATAGCATCACGCAAAAATGGTTGTTGTCCTGATTCTTGCCTTACAATGGGCCTTGAATCATCAGTTAGAATCCATCGCCACTGTTTCATAGATTCGCAGTACCAGAGTTGCACCTTCATTTTATAGTTTTATAAGAACTAAAGCCCTCATTCGGAATCGAACCGAAAATCTTCCGCTTACAAGGCGGATGCAGTAACCGTTATGCTATAAGGGCATCAATCAGCAGGCATCATTTCTGGATTTTCCAGTTCAACTTCAAACATAAGAGGATGGCATTCTTCACACATCAAATAATATGATGCCTGATAGAGATGTTCTGGTTCAAAGCGTTTTTCGTTGTCTGCTAATTCTATGAGTTCCATATCGTACATAAGACTATCTGGAACATCATCAAAGGTAAAGGGAATATTCTGAATGAAGTACATCAGGACCAATTGAGACCCTTTATTGTACCAAACGTATCTGGCGTCTATTCTGTATTTCATAGAATAGTCCTTTACTTTTGATTATTTAGAGGAGGTTAAGTCCTCTAATAGGAGCGGGGGGAATCGAACCCCCACGGTCATACGACCAGCAGATTTTAAGTCTGATACGGCTACCAGTTACGTCACGCTCCCATAAAAATCACCCTTTGTAGGTGATAGGATTATACTTGAGATACTCACGAAATGTCAACTTCATTTCTTTTTGTGACATTCCGCAGTGTTTTGCTGCTTCAGGAAGATTCATTTTAGCATAAAACAAACCTTCATTTGATTGTTGGACATTTAGAGGAGTCGTTTTGACTGGTTCCTCTTTGAGGGATTTATAATTGATTTTGTATAAATTCATACTTTTTCAAAAAAGTATCGTGTGAGATTTTTACCGGGAAAATTTTTAGACCAAAAATGGAACTTAAAGTGGATTTGCGTATGAGAGTGTCTCTTCATCCACCGTAGCACGAACAAAATCTAGCACATTCATAAACTCTTGAACAGTATCACAGGACACTTGCTTTTCTGACCCTTCGCTGGAATACAGATACACTGTTCGCTTCAGAGGATCAACAACACATCGGGTCAGGTACTCATCTTGCATCAGTTCGTTTCGTGATTACCCAAGTATCATAGCACGGTCAGGGGGGAAAGTCAAGGTCAAACAAAACCAATCCGTTTTAAATGAGTTGTTATGAAGGTACTTATATCGACAGTTGCTGCTCCGTTTGCAATTTGACTTGGTGTTGGTAATGAATTTCCTGGCGGAATTAAACGAGGATCCCCTATGTACTCTTGAATTTGTTCATGATCATACGTATTAACACCAATATACAAACATAAAGATCTCCCTATTCCAAAAGGCTCTAATGAATCTATAAAATCTATAGCAATTTGTCTTCTTTCACTAGTACCTCTAGTACACATTAAAAATTCAGTAACAATTCCAGAAGAAACGAATAAAGTTGGAGATCCATCAGTATAAATTTCATTTTGTTGCGCTGTACTTGAAAAGTCATTAAATGCTCTACCTGAATCATACGGAACACCAAATGCATTTTTAGTCATAACTACAGTTTCAGGATTAGAGTCCACTAGACCATCAAAAGCATTAAGACCAGCACTATCTAAAGAAACACAAGCACGTATACAAGAAGTCGCAATTCCAACATTATTGATATATGAGGTGTTAGTACAAAGTAATGTTGCTAAATGTGCTCCTGCGCTATGACCAAAAACTGCAATTCTATCTGGATCTCCTCCATAATCTTGAATGTTATCTCTGACCCATTTTAAAGCATTTGCAACATCTTTTATATGTGTTGGGTGTTTTACTCTATTTACATCCCAACTTACATAATCATCATTTCCAGATGCAACCCAAGCTGTAGTAATTCCAAATGGTCTACTCAATCTATAATTAATACTCACATAAATGCAGCCTAACTCATTAAAAAATTTAGGTTTATAAGCATCATATTGATTTTTGTCTCCAAGAACCCAAGCGCCGCCATGAATCATAAAAATGACTGGTTTTTTTACGGGAACGTTTGGTCCTTCATTAAAATGGTAAACATTCAAATCAATAGAAGGTTTTAATTCATCAAAATTATTCAACCAAGATACAAAACTATAAGCAATTCCCACACTATTAGGAGTGTTACTCATTATAATTGATACCGTCATATTAAGTAACTCCTGCTCCAGAAATTATATAATAATTTGGTGATATGCAGAGAATTGTTGCTAGACCATATCCATTCAATCCCCTACTATTAGCAGTATCCCCAATTGATACTCTTCTCATTGTTACTCCAGTACCAACAGAAATTGACTGAGCATATTCTGAGTCATTGTAAATGGTAACAACATCACCAACATCAAATGTTGATGCATTTAAAGTTACTCCTCCAGTAGAAATTGCTACGTGTTTTCCTGCGTCTGAAGCAGTCAAAACATATGAATTTGTCCTAAGATTTTGAGGGAGTCCAACTCCATAAAATGCAGATGCCGTTATGATTCCTGTAGTATTAATGTTGTCATTTGGTCCAATTCCGGAACCAGAACCAGATGAAGTAACAGTAACCACACCTGCTGATATTGGCGATACACTTAGATTAGAACCAAAATTAATTGCTGTTGCAGTTCCTACCAAAACATTATCATCTTTAATCACAACACCAGAACCAGATCCAACAATTCCAGTAAGTCCAGATCCGTCTCCAACAAAAGTTGTAGCGGTAACAATTCCAGCACTTATATCTGGACTTACTCCCATTCCAAAAAGATTTGCTTCATTTTGGATATTTAAAATACTGGACTGTCCTGCCGATACATTATCATAAAAAAATGTATATTGTTGAGCCATTGTCTACTTCCTCATTTATTAATACTGTAAATTGAATTATCCCCAGGATAGTCTTCTATATTTGTTCCCTCATACTCTACGATTAATTTTTCTCCATCTTTTCTCTCACCATTAACCATAAAATAACAATCAATATTTGCACCTGTTCCTGACTTAATAATTATTCTTTTCCCCCATTCAATTTTTTCAACAATTAAATCTTGAGAATACCCTATTTGCGTAAGGGTAACTGTAATACTTTCTGGGTCTACAAGACCAAACCAATAACCAGGAAGATTTATTATATTAGAATCTTTGAGTCTTCCACGATAATAAACTCCAGATTCTGGGCCTTCCAAACAAACGTGGCGAAGTCTATGCCCAGTTTTTGTAGGATGTGGAATATCAAATGGTTTCCTAGATGTTAAAGTAATTCCACTAGCAGTAACCTGATTAGCAAAAACATTTCCACTAAAGTTAGTAGCATTTGCCTCCACATTAAACGTGGGAATTGGACCAGTACTTCCTTCTAAAGTAACGATAGATGTACTAGTACCATTTAAATGCATATAAACATAATCAGCAGGAGAAGCAGTTGTGTTTGCAAGGACCATAGAGACATCATCAAGATTAAAAGACCCCTCAAAAGGTTCTACAGAAAAATCATCATTATCTCTAAACTCAATTGGTGTACCTGGTCCAGCAAAAGTTCCATATTTTTCAAATGTAAACGCCATTATCCTTTAATCTCCGTAATCAATTTGGGTACATCTTTTCTAGTTCCAAAAATATGATAAAAACAATTTATAGGTATTCCTGGTTTTGCTTGCAGATAAACTTTATTATTCACAATTCTTTTTACAATAATATCTTGATGAGCACCAATAGGAGTAAGTGATACCGTTATTGAATCTGCATCTACTAAGTTTATCCAGTATTCTGGAAGTTCAATTTCAGTATTATTTAATAATCTTCCTCGAACATATACGCCGTTTTCAGGACCTTCAAGACAAGTATGAACTAATTTTTTACCTGGTTTTGTTGGATGATCAATTACAAAATTCTTAATTGATGCTTGAAGAATTTTTGTTCTTACAACTTTTGCTTCAATATAAGTTGATTTAAGTAGCAAATCAACCCTCACAAAACTTTGAAATCTTGAATAAAGTCTACACCATAAAGAATATAATGGAACTGTTTTAGCATCAGGATTTTTAAGTTGTCCTACCATTAAAGTTGCTTTGCAACTATTATGATCAGTCGCTGCTCCAGTTTGAAATGGACCCTCAACAAAAGCAGACCCATTTATTTTTGCGGGACCAATTCCAAGTGCTTTGGGTGTTCCAGCACCACACATTATTTGCCCACCAGAAGCTACATCATCCATTAAAAATGCCATAATCTTTCTCCTTACTTGTTGTTTTTGCTTTGAATTGCTCTGCCACCAACTTTAGAATCTCTATTTGCAACAGCATCACTGACCCCACGAATCAGAGATGCATAAAGAGACATTCCCCCATTCGCAGCAATCTCTGCTGTTCCAGGAGTTGCTAATTTGTACATACTTTTTGCATTGATAAGAATTTTAGAGTCTGCATCAATTTCAATATTTGAACTTGCTTTCAATCGTATATTGCCTTTAGATCCTCCTTGCCCAACAGCAATCAATTCAATATCAGTTCCTTGAAGTCTTAACTTTCCATTTGATGCATTAATAACAATATTTCCATTGTGAGAATGTATGAATAAAGTTTCTTCAGACTCAGTTTTATCTATACCAGATTCTATTGAAATGCGACCAGGAGCAGTAATTTGAGTAGATCCCTTTCTTGGCCCATCCTTATCAAGAACAATGGATTGTCTTGAATCAGATGCCTGAATCATTACATCTGCAGTTACATCACCTTGCTTATGAATATGACCAAAATTTATTGAACCGTGATCATTTCCATACCGAACTGCCGTATAATTTTGTTTAGCAGTATTATTTCCGGAAATATTTCCGGCAAGAAGTTCTTCCCTACCTGCTTTAGGTGGAGTTGCTACTTTTGTATTATTAATATTCTGAGCAGTCGCCATTATTGAACAATCAATATACTACTATTTAATCAGTTTAAGTTTGTTCTGTTGTGGACTGAGGAGTTCCTGGAATATTAAGTCTTGGATCATTACTTCTAATATCAGTACCAGATCTCTGAATTGCGCTTGGAGGTGTAGTAACTTTCGCAGTGATACTTTCTTGAAGAGTTGCATAAACTCTTACCTGAGTACCAGCAGTCTTATAATATCCCGCATATGGAACACCTTGATCATAGTAAACAGCACCATAATATGCTCTTCCATCAACATATCCAGTTTGCTTAAGACCAACAAGATCAGTAACTTGAATAAGTTTTTCTGGGGGAAGAAGTGGATCTCTAACAACACGAAATACTGGTCTAAACGATGCGTTTACTCCAGTTTCAGATAAAATAGTAATTGATGGATAAACGTCAAATCCAATACCAGGATTTAGTACATTAACAGAATTAATTCTACCAAAGGAATCACAATTGTAAGAAAGTTCTGCTCCATTGCTTGGAACAATTGTTATTTGATCCTCTCCACATCTATAATTAATACCGGGATCTTCTACAATAATATCATCTAAAACAAGCGTAACTGGATATCCAGGACCAAGAGGTTGAGGAGGAAGATATCCATTACCAGGATCATTTACAACAACTTTTTCAACTACACCCTTACCTCCTATCTTTTTAGCACAAGGAGGAGGAATCAATATTGCGGAAACAGCCATTGGATTAACTGTCCAAGGAGTTTTATTTGTTTGTTCAAGAAAAATATCTTTACTAATATAAAGTGCAACTCCTCTGGGGTTATCTTCATTACTACCACTTGGGTTTTTTACATTTTCAAGTTGAATTGAAATATCATATTTTCCAGAGGTTGCATTAAAAGTATATTGAACTTTATTTCCCACAAAATCAGATGTAGTATAAATTTCTTTCCCACCTATAGTTAATTTTGCTATATTATCTGCTTGAAAATTAAATTTATACGTACCATCTTCAGGGAAATTTACATTTTTCCAATTTAATGTTACTGTTCCAACTTCATTTACTGGAGTTGGAGAAACTGAAAAATCATTCATAAATGTACTCCACCTTTTATCAACATATCCAGTTAAAGGAGGTCCACTATAAGTAACACCATTTTTAGAAGAACTCTGAGATGTTGGAGGTGCAGCAGAAGATCCTTGTTTTACACCACTAATAGTAATCTGTATATTTTTATCATCACCATCAGCGTCTCTAAGTGATAATGTATTAGAACTTCCTGTAATTGGTATAGGACCTCTCGCCGCAGGATCAGCGCCTATAATTTCAATAGGTCCATATGTCTTACCTCCAGTAAAAGTTCCAGATTCTTTTATAGTTTCTTCTGTTGGGGCGCTTAATCCCAAAACTCCACCTAAACCATATTCAGTTCTTTGAAATTTAACTTTACCAGAATCTGAAGGTATTATAACCTCTTTAGCAGCCAATCCGGCAATATAAGTAGCATCATTAATATCCATCACGAAAGACACTTCTCCGGATCCAGTTCCGTCAACCTGAAGATAATAACTAGATCCTTTTTGAATAAACTTTGCACTTATACTTGATGGGGAGGAAGAAGGAGAAGATCTCCAATCTTGAGTACTAAAAATTTTAGTATCTATTATAGTAATACCTTCTACCAATTCATTAGAAACTTCAACGGTAATTATATGTCTACCTTTTGTAAGGTATTTTTTTGTTATTTTTGGATTATTTACGCTAGATGAATCAAGTTTTGATACTTCCTGCCCATCTATAAGTAGTCTTCCATTATTATCTCTTGTACCTTTGACTCCATAATATCCAGCATAAGGAAGATCGATTTCCCAAGAATTAGAAAATGTCGTTCCAGAACTATCACTTCCAGGAGTATTTAAAGGAAGAACAGGTGATATTGCATACCTATTCATAAATTTACTCCAAACACTGGTTTGACTTTCAGATGAATTTGAAGATGTCGAAAATGTTTGTAATAATGACAATGCATTGTCATTAAGTGGCAATCCTTGTCTTTGCGCTTCTTCTTGAATTTGTGTAGCGGTTAATCCATCAGCAAGTGCGTTGTTAATTGCTGTAGCCCCCAATATATCTGGATTTGTATCATTTGGACCTTGTACAAATTTATATTGAGGATATATAACGGGATACCATTTTTGGGTAGATGTAGGAAATCTGGTAGTCCAAATTGGATTTGGTGGACATTTACCTTCTTGCTCTGGTAGTTTTTCCTGAGGAACAGGCGGAATAGGTGCCTCAATGAGCATTGAAACTCCCATAGGATTTTCATTCCAAGATTTTGGAGAAATAATCTTTTCCCCAGTTGTAGTTGTAGTTGTTGAAGATGAAGAGGAATTAATAACAGTAATCTCAATATTTTTATCATCACCATCAGCATCTCTAAGTGCTAACTTATTAGAACTTCCAGAAATTGGTAGTGGACCTTTTGCCGCAGGATTTGCGCCTAAGATTTGAATAGGTCCATATGTCTTACCTCCAGTAAAAGTTCCAGATCCCTTATCACTATCTTTCTCTTTTGAAGGATCTCTTTTTAATGAAATATTTCCACCATCTGATGGAATAACAACTTCTTTAGCTGCAAGTCCAGCAATATTAGGATTATCATCAACATCCATAGAAAATGATACTGTCCCACTTCCAGTTCCATCAACTTGGAGATAATATCCAGATCCTTTTTGAATAAACTTTGCACTTACATTTGAAGTTTTTGGTGCATTTTCTTCTACTGGAGAATTTAATAAATCAACTCTAATGATATGATTTCCTTCTTGAATTGTTTTCTGAAGGGGAGAGGGGTTATCTTTAAATGATTTTAAATTTCCAACTAAATTATCATCAATATAAACTTTAGCGGTATTGTCGCATACTCCTCTAAAAATATATTCTCCACTTATTGGAAATTGGTACTCCCATTCAATCTTAAATGTTTTTCCTGCTTCATCAGTACCCGTAGTATCAGATGGTTTAACTGGAGATACTGCATACAAATTCATAAATTCTCCCCATCTAGAATCAGTTACTGAATATGAATTTTGTGTAGCATATTCTTGCCCCAACACAGTAATTCTATCTGGTTGCCCCTTTCTTGTAGTCCAGAAAGGTTTTTCTAGTGCCTTTTGAAATTTTTCTATTTCCCTTCTAATTGGATCTTCACCTATTTTTGTATAAAGATCTGGTTCCCAGGGACCTAAATCTTGACCCCCTTCTCCATACTTACGTCCATAACCAACATCAGTGTCTTCGCATAATTCATATTCTTCAAAATCTTCTTCACCTTCATAAACTTCTGTTTCATCTGCAGTTTCTCCTAATACTGCATTAAGGACTGCACCATTACCAAATTGACAATCATCTTTTGCAGCGACTATAGGAGGATATTGATATCCATTACCACCAGTTACAATATCAACAGCGAGCAAAGAACCATCCTTACCAACTACAGGATTGCCGGTAGCACCTACTCCACCTCCGCCAAAAAATTGAATCCTTGGAGGTCCACATTCTTTATACTGTTGTATTCCACCACACTCATCACTTTTCTTTGGAGAAAGATCCTGAGGTGTTAAGTTATTAACTTCGTTAATATTCAAATACTGAAGATTATTGTCACCATCCTTAAAAATAAAAGTTGTCCCTGGATTATCTTTAACATAATCATTTGCCTGACATATAGTGACTCCATCAACATACCCCAAAGTCGGATCTATGTATCCGACTTTAATATCATCAGTAGTTGGAGTACCAAATAAATTAAAAGACATATCCTACTTTTTATTACTGATATTTATTAGTAAAGTGTAACCTGTCCACTTTCAACTGCTTGAACTGCTTCTTGTCTAGTTCCAAAATCAATATCAGGTTGATTCTGACTTGGTTGAGCAAATGGAGTTTGAGTTGTAGCAGGTGCTGTAGTTGGTTGTTGCGCTGCTTTATCAACTTCTGCAGGTCTTGGTTGCTGAGGTTCTTCAGCAGCACCGCTACCATTTTGTAATGTATAATAATCAGATGCAGGACAATTGGGTTTTAAATCACATCCAAAAATATTTAACGTAATATTTTCAAAACTTAATGCAGAAGTTATACTTCCACTAATTCCTCCAATTAAGTCTTTTGTCTCTGTAATAGATCCTATTTCAGAAAGAGTATCATTTAAAAAATTATTTACATTATCCAAAACACTATTAACTGTAGTAGTCATTTCATCCATATTGAGAGAAATAAGATCACCAGTTAATTTTTCAACAGAACATATTGGAGTAATTGGAGTTTGTGGTATTTCATTTCCCTGAGGAGTTGTCTTTTTAGGAGGTAATTCCTTTTTAAGTTGTTGATCTAATAATCCCTGTACTTGTTCTCCTAATCCATTTACAATTTTACCAAATAAACAAGATATTAATTCAGTAATTTTTGTTTTAATATCAAAATACCTTTGCCTCATATTTGGAGGCATAAGTTCTACCGTTTTTGCCAGTCCTTTATTAATTTGCTTTAAAGTATACTCCATAATTTTATCAAAAACAACTTTCATATACTTAGCAATAACACCAGAAAACTTAGAAATTAAAGTCTGAACATCAGGAAGATTACTTGAAACTGCATCAACATAACTTTCAGCAGCATTTAAAACTTTATCAATATCTTTTGTTAAATTTTCTAATTCAGTTTGAATCGCTTTTAATGCCGATTTTGGAACATCGCAAGGAGACATTAAGACAGTTTTTCTTTGATAATAATCATTTCTTGTTACATCTGCTTTTGATTGTTCGTGAACTGCATCAACATTTTCTTTTGTTGCCCCAGGTTGAGATGGAGAAGTTGGAGAATTTGCTTCCTTACATCTTGCCGAGATACCAGAAGAAACTGCTTGTTGAACAAAATTATCTTTTTCAGTCCCAGTTAATCCTCTTGCCTCTGCTTCAGCAAGAGCACTTTGTTGGTCTTGAAATTGAGTTGAAGTTAAAGATTTATCTGCTCTTAATCCAAACTCATTTGTCGCTACTCCAGGTGGTGGAGGAGCACATTCCTCAGATTGTTCTTTGGACTTTGGTTTATTAATTACAAGTCCATCATCAGGAACCTTTGCATTTGGATCCTTATTTCCATCTGCAGGAGTTGCATATCCACTTGTTGCAAGACTTCCTGGTTGAGTATTTGTTACACGACTATCGCCAATTTTTGTCGAAAGTTCTGTTTGGGCATTATTCCCAAGAACTCCCATAATCACAGGAACTTGTTGTTCCTGCCCATCAAGGAAGAAACCAAAGACAAACATTCCTTGCCTTAGGTTCGGAGTTGCACCTGCATTTGTTTGACCACCGCCAGCGGTCACAGGATACATCAACTGAGCCCAAGGAAGTTGATCTGAAGGTACTTCAGTTTCTCCCTGATCGTGAAGACCTATGATGCGAACTTTATAACGACGACCCCAACCAGGAACTTGATCCTTACTTTCAAATTTTCCGGCGAGCATATTATCTCGCCAAGTTGAATCACTGGCGATTTGTCCAATCCACCAGTTAAAACTTGCACCAAGAAAACCAGAATTAAATAAAGTACCTTCAGTCATTAATCGTCATACATCCTACATTCGAGTGCATTTGGATTATCATTACAATATAATTCCAAAGAAGTAGGATCGTGATGATCCTCTGGATGTGTTTCTACCCATCTTTCAAGTGCTTCCAATTCTTCTTGCGTATGTCTTCTTGCCTGGGAAGATACCAATGGATCATCAAGAATTTTTTTGTCGTGATCAATATGCTGTTCTACGCTGTCCATAGTTAGCGTTATTATTTGATAATACTATTTAACAACTTTATATTGCATTATAATTTGGAGTTCCTTTTTTGCCCAGAGAATCCCTGACTAATGTTAATTTAGTATATCCACCATTAGATAAACTTATATAATGACATAACTCCGCAATCGTATAAAATCCACCAAACTTTTCATTAAAATCTTGAGTATCTTTATTTGATAGTTCTGGAGAATCTACAAAAATCAAATCTCCTGCGTGCAAACTAAAGTCTGCGGTAATAGTAATAGTAACCTGAGTTGAGAAGAATTGATTATATCTCATTACAGATTGGTTTAAAATATTTTTAGGATCAAAATTTTCTTCTTTTGATTTTTGAATTTGTTGTTGAGAATCTCCAGTAGGTAATGACCCTTTATCAATCAACATATATTGAGTTCTAGAAAAATCTTTATTTGCTTCTGTTCGATTAAACTCTTTATTGTATTTTGGAAGTTCTTTTCCTGCCTTTTGCAAATTACTTTCTGCACCTGGTTTTCCACTATCAGCACTTGCATTTGGAGTAATGACTTCATAATAACAACTAAAAGGATCAAACAATATTGTTCTGGTTGAATAAGTTCCAATTTCTAATTTAGATTGAACATTTCCAGTTGCAGTATCAACATTATGTTCCAATACTTTTCCAGAATATCCAGCAGGTATTGTTGCACCTCTACCATCTGGAGTTTGGTTATTTACAAAACTTTTATATTCTTTTTTTCCACCACTGGGATCAGTTTCCGACAAAAGACCTTCTATTGATTTAAACTTAAATCCATCAGAAGTTTCAAAGAAGAAAAATCCAGCACTATTACCTTTTGCTTTTTGAGTTTTTGGTACAGACTTTTTAGCAAGCCAAAGTATTGCATAAAAAGGTCTACGATTATTTCCTATAAAATTATAATTATTTTCAGTTTCTTCTATATCTAATTTCTTTTTTGTTCCAAGATAACTTTGATCTGTTAATATCTTTTGAATATGGTCAGAAATCTTTCCATCAAATCTTGTATTTAAAACTGTTTTATAATTAAGAATTGATTCCTTGGAAACCAAATTAAGAGTTACTGCAGTTTTTTGCGTATCTTGTTTAAGAGGATTAATACTATCAATATACAAATCAACAGAAATCTCAACCCCATTTGGATCTGAAATTTTGAGTTGAGTTTTTTCAGTTCCAACTAAAGGCATACCTTCAATTAATGTTTTTAAACTCCCCTCAACATCAACACTTTTACCAGTTTCAACATAAATCAAATTAGATTTAATAGTTGGATTCAGAACACTTTCATAATAATATAAATCTGTTATAATAGTAGATATGTCTTTTTTGTTCTTACCGTCATTAGATGTGATAAGACACTGTGCAATATTATAGTCTCTAGATTGTGCAGCAGTAATTGGAGTATTAGCCATATCTAATTTTGTTTATATACTATTTACTACATATAAAGACCATCTTGAGATGGATCTTCACCAGATCCACCCATTCCAAATCCGCCACCACCTATAGGAATAATAGAAGGAGGAATTACAGTTATTGTTGATTGTTCTGGAACATAGTATGTATTATCTTCTTCTGTTTCTGGGAATCCGTCTTCAGTATATTGACTTAAAATAGAGATTAAAGATTCTGCAGCATTTTTTCTTTGGGAAATTGTCTCTACCTGATTAATAATATCATAGAATTTTATTCCAAAAAGTTTTACCGAGTCAGCATCAACAACATATTCTCCTGGATGAGTTAAGACTTTTTGAGTTTTATCTACATATCCTCCATCGTGTGCTTGTTTTAATGGGCCGGGACTAGAACCGGAAGAAGCCATATGAATAGTATATCCTTCACCAGTCCCAAGATAATTTTTTGCAGCAACACTCAAATCAAGCATATGATTACCAGAGTGTCCGCTAACTCCAGGACCAACATCATTAACTCGTATTACTGCTTTTTTCCCATTTGGTGATGTTACTATAACATTAAAAGGAGATTTAAGAGTTCTTCCTCCAGGGAATCCTCTTGCGGGGACAGTCATTGATAATGGTAGTCTTGAAAGTAAAGGTGGAAATGCAGCAGCAGAAAAAACATTTGACCTATATCCTTCTCCAGTAGACGTTGCGGGTAATCCATCTTTTGTTTTATATCCACTAGCATTTATTCCTCCTAAAGATGGATCATAATATGTTGTTTTAGCACCAGAAGCCAATAATTCTCCAGGTTTTCCAGTACCAGATCCACTAATAGTAGATGCATTATTTAAAACGTCTTTTTCTCTTTTTGACTTTAAATTAGTATAATCTTCATCAGTTCCGTGGAGTTTATCTTTTCCTCCTCTATAACCACCATAGAAATAAAATCCATATTTACTTGCAAGTTGTGCAAGTTTTTCATTAATACCACCTTTTGATTTGCTATAATCATTAGCAACACCAAGAATTCTAACTCTTGCTCCTATAGATTTTAAATACTTTAACTGCTCTTCAACAGAAGTATAATCACCAGTAGAGTTAGCGATACCTGTTGATAGATCAACCAAAGCACCCTTTAGTGCATCACCTCTTGCTTTTAATATTGCAAGAACAGCAGCAGAACTTCTACCAACCATAGTATCTCCACTTTCAGATCCATTACCAGACCTTCCAGCAAATCCGTGAGCAATACTATCACCAATTACAAACTGCGCTTCCCCACCAAACTGTGCTAATGGATTTTCGCCACCAGAAGTTCCACCGGAAGATGGTTTTGATTCTTTTTCTCCTGAAGAAGTGCTCTTCTTTAACTTTAATTGATTAACTAAATCGGATAAAATTGAATTTATAGGACTCATAAGAGAGTCTTTTGCTAAACGAGATGCCCAATTGGTTATATCAACAGGTCCAGTTTTATCACTAATAACACTATCAGTTCCAGGAATTTTAATCGTATCCAACATATCATTAATAAAATTATTCATTCCTACACCAACTGCTTTAAAATCACTCTCTGCAGGTTTATCTCCAAATAAACTTTTAATACTTATCTCCAGTAATGGATGCAAAAATTTAGAGTCAGAAGCAATATCATATGAAGACTTTAAGTACTCATATGAGTTTAAAAATTGAGGATCAAATGGATTGGGATAAAAGGTTTGAATTTTTGGTACTTTACTTCCCTCATAAGGTATAAGTCCGCCCACATCAGATCCAGGTTGTAGTGGTGCAGTTGGAATAGCAACAACTCTTTTTGCTTTTACTCTTTTTCCAACAGTTCGGGTTGCTGCTCCAACATATTCACCACCACGGGTCACAGCACCCCCAGAAGCATACCCCATAGACTTTACTGCTTGATTACCAAACAAACTTCCAAAAGATCCTTGTTGTTTTGCAAGCATCCCAAAACTCAGGGTATTTACAATCTGCCTTAACTGTTCTCTTATTCTTGCATCAAGTTTTCCAAGATTTTCTCTTTGGTTTTTTATCCCTTCACTATCACCGGTCAAAGACATTATACCAAAATTAATTAACTCTACTGCGTATCTAAATGGTGCTCCAATAATATCAAGTAAAGTTCCAACACCAGTAGATAAGAAGTTGTAAAACCTTAATCCAGGAATAGCAATTGTATTATAAAATCCAACTTTCAAAAATCTCATAAAGGGGTTTGGATCTTTCTGTGCTTCTGCTAGTCCAGCATATGCATCACGCTCCACCTTCGTTGTAAATTTACGAAGTTGGAACATCCCCTCGCCCAACGCAGAAGATATAAGACCAACGCCAGCAACAACTCCTGCTGCAGCACGAGCACTAATTTGACCAGCGGTTCTTAATGCCGCTTGCTGTACTGCTCTTTGTGCTCCTTGTTGAACTACCCTATCTTTTACGACATCAACCGCTTCCATTTGAACATTTGATCTAGAATCGCTTTCAAGTAAATCAGAAAACAACATACCAGCAATAAACATAGAGTTCATTACTTTGTTTGCTAGATCCAAAGTTCTATCATAATTTTTTAAACCAGCATCACCACCTAAAAGTTTTGCTTGCTGTTTTCCAAAATCAACAACTTGGTATACCCTATCTACAAAAGTAACAAAAGAATTCAATAACATTCCAGAGAAGTTTAATATAAAATCACTAAACTTCATCGCACCAATCAATACTCCCTTGAGTTTTGGTAGGTGAGGTAATAGTTTAATTACAAAAGCACCAAATAAAACTTTAAACAAAAAGTTTTTTATAACATCCAAAAATCCAAGTTTTGGAACTGAAACTTTATTGGATACCTGCTTTTCATTCGAGTCTCCCCTATCTTCCAGTTTCTTTTCTTTTTGCTCAAATCTTTTTCTTTCCGTCAATAATTTCTGACGTTTAATTGAAACATCCTTAATTTTATATTTTTCCCCAACAAGTTTCTCTACACGAACAACTTGCTTTTTAATAATGTTTAAGTTTATAAATCTTGGTTTAATATACGCCATTTACTTATCCTCTTGCATAGCACATATCTTGCTCATAATTTGGCGTCTCT